GCATACAAAATCGGAATTTGCAAGTTATTTATTACCGGCTTGGTTTTTGGGTAAATATCCTGATAAAAAAGTTATTCAAACTTCACATACTGCGGAATTATCTGTTGGGTTTGGTAGGAAAGTAAGAAATTTAATTGATTCAGAAATCTATCATAGTGTATTTGAAGATGTTAAGTTAAGAGCAGATAATAAATCAGCAGGGCGATGGGCAACGAATAAAAACGGCGAATATTTTTCTATTGGAGTTGGGGGATCAGTAACGGGTAAAGGTGCTGATTTATTGATTATCGATGATCCGCATTCTGAACAAGAAGCTAAATTGGCGGCATTTAAACCGGATGTATTTGATTCTGTTTATGAGTGGTATACGTCTGGTCCTAGACAGCGATTACAACCTGGCGGGTCAATTATAATAGTTATGACACGTTGGTCATTAAGGGATTTAACGGGTCAGGTAATCAAAGCAAGTCAGACCAGGGGCGGGGATGAATGGGAGGTGATTGAATTACCCGCGATATTGCCGTCAGGAAAGCCCATGTGGCCCGAGTTTTGGCCACTGGAACAATTATTAGCGTTAAAAGATGAATTACCGGTAAGCAAATGGAATGCTCAGTACCAACAACAACCAACAGCCGAAGAAGGGGCGATTGTAAAGAGGGAATGGTGGAAGATCTGGGAGAAAGAAAGACCGCCATCATGTGATTTTGTGCTACAAAGCTGGGATACTGCGTTTTTAAAGCATAATCGTGCGGATTTTTCCGCCTGTACGACATGGGGCGTATGGACTAATGAGGACGGAGAGACCAATATCATCTTGTTAGACGCCTTTAAAGAGCGTTATGAGTTTCCCGAGCTAAAACAAAAGGCTTATGAGACCTATATGGAGTGGCAGCCTGATGTGTTTTTGATCGAAGCCAAGGCAGCGGGAAGTCCGTTAGTGTTTGAATTGAGAAGAATGGGTATTCCTGTGAGTGAATTTTCCCCGACCAAGGGTAATGACAAGATTGTAAGGATGAATGCGGTAGCTGATTTGTTTGCATCAGGAAGAATCTGGGCGCCGCAAAGAAAATTTGCAGATGAAGTGATTGAAGAGGTCGCGGCATTCCCCGCTGGAGAGCATGACGACTTGGTTGATTCAATGACCCAAGCATTACTGAGATTCCGACAGGGTGGTTTTTTAAGCTTGCAATCGGATGAAGAGGACCGAGAACCCGTATTTCACCGCAAGGTTGCTTATTACTAGGAGTTTTAATGGAGCCATCACTATATCCTGCGCCGCTGGGCTTAAATGCTATCGATGAACCGATGGAATTAGAGATTGAAATTGAAGATCCCGAGTCTGTGAGTATTGCGACTGACGGAATTGAGATCACACTTGAGCCAGAAAGAGCTCAACCAGAGGACCATGACGCAAACCTTGCTGAGTTTGTTGATGATCGTGAATTAGCTTCAATAGCATCAGACCTTATTGAGGATTTTGAAACAGATCAGTCATCAAGGAAGGAATGGGTTGATACCTATGTTGATGGATTGAAGCTTCTCGGTATGAAGTACGAGGAAAGAACCGAGCCATGGCCCGGGGCCTGTGGCGTGTTTTACCCATTACTTTCTGAAGCTGCTGTAAGGTTTCAAGCCGAAAGCATCATGGAGACCTTTCCTGCTTCAGGTCCAGTGAAAACACAAATTGTAGGAAAGTTAACCAAGGAAAAAGAAGAAGCCGCCGAACGTGTTAAGGAGGACATGAACTGGCGCCTTACTGAACAAATGCCCGAGTACAGACCTGAGCACGAAAAGATGCTTTGGTCTTTAGCCTTAGCAGGATCAGCCTTTAAAAAGGTCTACTACGATCCTTCCTTGGGAAGGCAGGTATCTATGTTTATACCTGCTGAAGATATCGTGGTTCCCTATGGGGCCAGTGATTTAAGGTCGTCTCCACGTATTACGCAGATCATGCGTAAAACAAAAAATGAAGTGAAAAAGCTTCAACACGCAGGTCTATGGAGGGATATTGATCTTGGAGAACCTGCGGGATATCTTGACGATATTGAAAAAAGAAAGGCCGAAGAGCAGGGTATGTCCGCCACGATGGACGACCGATACCGAATCCTTGAGATGTGCGTGGACTTGGACCTTGCCGGATTTGAAGACTCAGACAAAAACGGGCCCACGGGGATTGCGCTTCCTTATATTGTGACGATTGATAAAGGAACAAACAACGTCCTTGCAATCAGAAGGAATTGGTACGCAGATGATCCTTTGAAACTCAAAAGGATGCACTATACCCATTACATTTATATACCAGGATTTGGGTTTTATGGATTTGGATTGATTCATCTGGTTGGTGGTTTTGCAAAATCCGGCACTTCATTAATCAGACAGCTTGTTGATGCGGGCACATTAAGTAACCTACCGGGCGGCTTGAAATCAAGAGGCCTAAGAGTCAAGGGCGATGACACGCCAATCGCCCCCGGTGAGTTTAGGGACGTTGACGTTCCATCAGGATCGATTAGGGACAACATTCTTCCCCTGCCTTATAAAGAGCCAAGCCAAGTTTTATATATGCTCTTGCAAACAATTGTAGAAGAGGGAAGAAGATTTGCCGCCACGGCAGATATGCAGATTTCTGATCTATCTGCAAATACACCGGTAGGAACAACCCTTGCGGTTTTAGAAAGAACTTTAAAAGTCATGTCAGCGGTTCAGGCGCGTTTGCATTATTCCATGCGCCAAGAATTTAAATTACTTGCTTCAATTATTAGAGATTATTTACCAAGCGAATATAACTACGATGTTGATTCATCGGTAGGTCGATCCGTCAAACAAGCTGATTACGATGATATTGATGTTATTCCCGTATCAGATCCTAACGCAACAACCCTTGCACAGCGCGTTACGCAATATCAAGCGGTATTACAACTCGCCGCGCAGTCGCCACAAATTTATGACATGCCCGAACTCCATAAGCGAATGCTTGGAGTTTTAGGTATTAAAGATGTGGATAAATTAATACCCGTAACAAAACAAATGGAACCCAGGGATCCGGTATCAGAAAACATGGATCTATTGGTTATGAAGCCTGTCAAGGCATTTATTTATCAAGACCACGAGGCGCATATTGCAGTTCATATGGCGGCAATTAATGACCCCATATTAAGACAGCAAATGCAACAAAACCCAATGGCAGGTCAAATGATGGCTGCTTCGCAAGCCCATATTAATGAACACATTGCATTTTTATACAGAAGGAAAATAGAAGAGCAATTGGGGGCTCCATTACCAGCTCCAAATACTGTATTGCCGGAAGATTTTGAAGTGCAAATATCAAGACTCATGGCACAGGCCGCTCAACAATTATTGGCGCAAAACTCACAACAAGCCCAGATGCAACAGAACATGCAGGCACAACAAGACCCAGTGGTCCAAATGCAGCAAGCTGAATTGCAGCTTAAGGCTCAAAGAGAACAGCGCGAAGCAGCAAAAGATTCAGCAGAGCTTCAATTAAAACAACAAGCTCAAACTCAAAAAGTCATGTTAGAGCAACAAAGAATCGCCTCCATGGAGCGAATAAACAACCAAAACAATCAGGTCAAAATGATTGATAAGGCCGCTGAAATTCAAAGAGGTCAATAATGGATTTTTCTGAAGCAGTAACATTTGAAATCAACAAGCAAATCCGCTATGCGGAAGAACAGCTTGCACAGGGAAGTATGAAGTCCTTTGAGGACTACAAGTTCGTCTGCGGCCAGATTCAAGGTCTTTTGATCGCAAGACGCATCAACGAAGACCTTGCAAACCGTATGAAGGAAGACGATGAGTGATTTACCCGACCAAGCCACACAACTACCCGAACCCACGGGATACAGGATGCTGTGTGCATTACCTGAAGTGGAAGACAAATTCACGAACGGTATTTTAAAACCTGACGCCCTTGCAAAGATTGAAGAATTTAGCACCGTGGTTTTGTTTGTTGTAAAACAAGGGCCAGATTGTTATAAGGACGCACAAAAGTTCCCAACCGGACCATGGTGCAAGGAAGGTGACTTTGTCCTGGTCAGAGCTTATTCAGGAACCCGTTTCAAAATCCACGGGCGGGAATTTAGACTTATCAACGACGATACCGTAGAAGGTATTGTTGAAGATCCACGTGGCTATAGCCGCGCATAAAGGAATGACAATGCCAGATCAAGACAGACTTGAAGTAGAAATTGAGGGCCAGCCAGTTGAGGTTGAGATTGAAGATGATCGCCCAGATCAAGATAAAAATATCAGCCCAATCAAATCAGACCCCACGGAAATACCTGAGGATGAAATCCGTCAGTATTCCGATAATGTTAAAAAACGCATTCAACAGTTAACGCACGCAAGGCACGATGAACGTCGAGTCAAGGAAGAGGCCATCCGGGAAAGGGAGGCGGCTCTTGCCTATGCAAAACAAATTGCAGACGAAAACGCAAGGTTGAAAGAAAAACTTACAACCGGCGAATCGACATTGATCAAGACCATGCAAGTTGCATCGGAAAAAGATCTTGACGAAGCCAAGCGCAAATACAAAGAGGCTCTGTATACAGGCGACGCTGACAAGATAGCAACAGCCCAAGAAGAATTTAGCAAGGCTGTCATCAAATCCGAGAAGGTCAAGCAGTTCAAACCCGTTGCGCCAGAGCAGTTGCAAAACACGGATAATCCGACTTATAATCAGGTCGATAACAAAGCGGTGCGATGGAAATCCTCAAACCCATGGTTTGGGCAGCCAGGAGATCCAGGTGTTGACGATGAAATGACTTACTTTGCGATGGGTCTGCATAAAAAGCTTACCCGTGACCATGGTGATCATTACGCCGCTACGGATGAGTATTACGAGAAAATCAATTCTCGCATGAGGGAAAAGTTCCCTGAGTATTTTGGCGAACGGGCAGAGCCAGAAACTTACAAAAAGCCCGCCACGGTGGTCGCCCCGGCATCACGCAGCTCGCCACCTAAAAAAGTAAAGCTGACAGCTTCTGAGGCTAGTATGGCCAAACGAATCGGTGTGCCGCTAGAAGAATATGCAAGACATGTTGCTAAATTACGTATGGAAGGAAAGATATGAGCCGCGAATCTCGTGAAACCCGTGAAAACACGGAACGCCCAAAGCAGTGGAAACCGCCAAGCTCATTGCCCGATCCTACGCCTCGTGATGGCTGGAAACATCGTTGGGTTCGTACTTCAGTACTAGGACAAACCGATGCGCGAAACATAGCAGCCCGCCATCAGGACGGATTTGAACCATGCAAATGGGAAGATTATCCAGAAGTAGCCCGAGCCATGCTCGCCAACGGACCTCAAACCGGAAATATTGAGATCGGTGGATTAATGTTATGCCGAGCACCGATTGAAATGACTGAACAGCGTAATAACCATTACCTGAAACAAGCAAACGATTGGATGCAAAGCGTCGATAATAGTTTTATGAGAGAAAACGATCCAAGGATGCCGTTATTCAATGACAGACGCTCCGAGGTTCGATTCGGTAAACGATAAATTTTTAGGAGTTTAATATGGCTTACCCGACTGTAGACAAGCCCTATGGGCTAAAGCCGATCAATTTGATCGGTGGTCAAGTCTTTGCCGGAGCTACCCGTCAGCGCCGTATTGCATCTGGTGCGTCAAGCATTGGATTTGGTGACCCCGTAATTTTTGTAAGCGACGGCACCATTGCAGTATCAACCTCGACAACGGCTGCTCCAGCAACAGGCTTTGCTGGTGTTTTTCTTGGCTGTCAGTTTGTTTCTTCTGTGACAGGTCAGCCGACCTTTTCACAAGCATGGATTAGCGGCACTTCAGTAAAGGCAAATACCTTTATTACCGCATTCGTCTGCGAAGATCCAGACCAGCTTTTCCAAGTTGCTGTAGTTACAGGCACAACGGTTGTTTCGACAACTTCAGGCTTGACCTATACCAACATTAACAACAACGCGGCATTGGTGGCTAACACCTTGAACACCGTTACTTATGATTCCCAGCAGGCTATTCTGTTGAGTTCTGCTGCTGTAACGGATTCATTGCCGATTCGTATTGTTGATTTGGTGCCGGATACGGCGTTTACTTATAGTGGTACGGTTTACTACCCGGAGGCAATCGTTAAGTTCAATATGCCGAACATTAGCGGTTCTACTTTCCTTGGTGGTCATGCCTACTACAACCCAACCGGACTGTAAGGGGAAACTTAAATGGCAATTTCACGCGCACAACTATTGAAAGAGCTGCTCCCCGGCCTGAACGCCTTGTTTGGTCTGGAGTACGCACGTTATGGTGAAGAGCACAAAGAGATCTACGAAACAGAGACCTCTGAGCGCTCATTTGAAGAGGAAACCAAGCTGTCTGGATTCTCCGCCGCTCCGGTGAAGAACGAAGGCTCTGCGATTGCTTATGACAATGCACAGGAAGCTTGGACGGCTCGGTACACCCATGAGACCATCGCTATGGGCTTTTCAATCACTGAAGAGGCGATTGAAGATAACCTGTACGATAGCCTCAGCTCACGGTATACCAAGGCACTGGCACGCGCCATGTCCTATACCAAGCAAGTGAAAGCGGCGGCTGTATTGAACAATGGGTTTGCGTCTACTGTGACTTATGGTGACGGCCAGCCCCTGTTCTCAACAGCACATCCTCTTGTATCAGGTGGCACTAACAGCAACACACCATCCACTCAGGCTGACTTGAATGAAACGTCGTTGGAAAACGCCGTGATTCAAATCGCAGCATGGACGGATGAACGCGGCCTGTTGATTGCAGCCCGTCCTCGTAAACTGATTGTTCCTTCCAATCTTCAGTTCGTTGCAACTCGTCTGTTGGAAACCGAACTCCGTGTCGGCACCAACAACAACGACATCAACGCCCTGAAGAACAACGGTTCAATCCCCGAGGGCTACACCATCAACCACTTCTTGACTGACACGAACGGCTGGTTTCTTTGCACAGACGTTCCCAACGGTTTGAAGCACTTTGTGCGGACACCGATGCAGACTGGAATGGACGGTGACTTTGACACTGGAAATGTCAGATATAAAGCAAGAGAACGCTACTCATTCGGAGTGAGCGACCCGTTGGGTATTTTTGGTAGTCAGGGCGCATAGTTACAAGCGTTTTGCTACATCAAGAGGGGGCTTGACGGCCCCCTTTTGTTTGTCCTATAATTCACTGTGTCAAACACAGGAGGTCATATGGACACCACGAACCTACCAAAAACACGCCAAGAAGCTATGGCAACTGGCGCCAAGTATTACTTCACAGGCGAGCCCTGCAAGCATGGCCACACAGCACCGCGCAAGACTAAAGGCTCATGCGTTGACTGCTTAAAGGTTGAATGGGAGAAGGCAAATGAAACGCGAGCCGAATACTTCCGCGAATACAACAAATCAGACGCCGGTCAGAAAGCGAAGCGCAAGTACTACGAAGCCAACAAAGATGCTGTGATTGCCAAAGCTGCAAACAGGTCAACAGAAGAAAGGCGCAAGGCAAGAAACAAACATAAAAAATCCAATCCAGAGTTATACAAAGAATTGGTAAATATGCGTAGGCGTAGGTTTAGGCAAGCCACACCTAAATGGCTTACTGAAAAAGATCGCATGGAGATACGTTTGAAATACCGATTAGCCTTAGAAATGACCAAGGCAACTGGAGTTAAATACGCAGTAGATCACGAAATACCATTGTTTGGTGAAAATGTTTGCGGCTTACATGTACCTTGGAATCTACGTGTGATGACGCAAGAGGAAAACCTGCGTAAATCCAATAAGCTGATTGACACACCCACAATAGCCTGATATAAACCATTTATCTGGGAAACCCAGCTTGCTAAACTGTCCCAGCAGACGATGCACCGATTAGCAAGCGACTTGTGCATAAGGAATCATTATGGCAATTACGACCTTTGACGGTCCTATCCGATCACTGGGCGGCATTTATCAACAAGGCCCGTCCACCATTGTTGCAATTACAGCAAGCACGACATTAGACCCTGTAGCTCATGGCGGCAGAATTATCTCTGTTGGCGGCACATTGGCTTCTAACGTGGTTCTTACGCTTCCCACAATCAATACTTCGGCTAACGCACCGTCATCTGGCCCGGGTAATGATCCAAACACAGCAAACAATCAAGGGATTGTTTACACCATCTGGGTTCCAACCACAATTGCAACCTCTTCGTTAAAGATTGGAACAGACGGTACGGATAAGTTTGTAGGTTATGTACTGTCAATTGACAGCGATAGTACCGATGCAACCCGTGGTTTTGGCGCCGGTGCAAGTGATGTCTTTATTAACTTTAATGGCGGCACGACAGGCGGTATTGCCGGAACATGGGTGCAGATTTTCGCAATCGCAGCATTAAAGTACATAGTTACCGGTGTAGCGGTTGGGTCTGGCGCTGTAGCCACACCATTTGCAACATCTTAATAGGGGCGCATCATGGGGATGCAAACCGATGTCCTATCGGCTCACGCGTCTGCGTCTGGGGTTGTTGTTAATTACCGTACTCGC